CCGTTACTCCTTCAGGTTCCCCTTGAAGCTCCCATCTGCATTGTACAGTCCTAACTTTTCAAATGTCTCTCGTGCATAATTGCTATCACTCATAATTTTGGTCATTTCGTTTCTCACACAGCGGCTGTACATTTCTAGTCCCCGCTCTGTATTACCACTTATTGTGTGTCTTTCGCCGACCAGTTCTTTCCTTAATACCTCCATTTTCTTGTCTCTCCTTTTCTTCACAATCGTTATCCTCCTAATATACTATTATTAGGAGTATTGCCCGACAATTAAATATATACTCAATACACAAATCTGTAATTTGATTATCTAACACTCCTCAAAAAAACGCAATATTATTTTTGAAAAAAAGCTATGAATACTAATTTATTAAGTTGCCAAACATACTATTGTTTATTTGCAAAAAACAGATAGCCCCCGCCGAAGCGGGGGCTATTGAAAGGGATTTGGGGGGATTAAAAATCATCTGCTTCGGGGTTCTTGGGTGCCTCGGGGATACCAGTCACCACGGAGGTGAGAATAGAGAGTATGCCAGCCACGGCAGAGGCGGAGCCTACCATCACCCAATTGATATCGGAGAGTACGGCGGCGGTGCCAATGGTAGCTATGGCGGTCTGACAGATAGTCCTTATTGCTCTGAGAGCAGCAGCTTTCCAAAATTCTTTCATTGCTTTAATTCCTTTCTATAATGCTGTTTGATAGTTCGTCCCGGGCCTTTTTGAGCCCTTCTATTCCATTACCGTCGATCTCGTGATTGACGATAGCAACCAATGCCTTTAATACCGCTTGGTTTGTCTGCTCCTGTTTTCCGAGGGCGGTATTTATTTCCTCGAACTTGGCAGCGTATTCTTTATCTCGCTGGTCCAACTTTTCCACCTTCTCGGCAATCGCGGTCGCTGGGGTTAATAATTCGCGTATGGCCTTTATGCCGTTCGACAACAGAATTATCGCACCCAAAACAGACACTACCCAACCCCACCACTCCACAGGACTACACCTTCTTGATGATGTATTTCGCGGAGCTGTAGCCGCTTATTACTTTGCCGTCGATTATAGCCGTAACTACCGACCAGCCGTCAACAGGGGGCAGCGCAATGAACTTCGTCCCCTTTTCCGCCATACCAAGCTTTGCGTAGGAGGTAGAGGGGCCTTGCCGTATCCACACATTCCCGGTGGTGGCAGCATAGTAGGGCTTTGCCGGAACCTCGTCCCAGAGCAGGTCCAGCCTGCCATAGCGGTTCCAGTAGCCTGTGCCGCTGGCGTTGATGTCGCGGCAGACAACGCCGTCATCCCTGCCCATGGATTCAATGACCTTGCCGTCGCCAACATACGCGCCGACATGATAAATGCGAACGCCGTTGTGCCTGAAAACAAGGTCGCCGGGTTTAAGGTCGTTCCGCTCTATCTTCGTACACATGGAGTACAGGCCGCGTGAGGAAACGTCAGCCTTGATGAGCTTATTATCCAGTAGGAATTTGACTATCAGCCCGCTGCAATCGTAGGCCCAGATGGGGTTCATGCCCTCTGCAACGCGCTTGCGGTACAGGGCTATCGCCCGGTTGGCGTTGCGCTCGGAGGTTTCCTCCTTACGGATATAGTCCTCCGGGTCTATGATGCAGGACAGGCATTCCCCCTGCGCGCCCCAAACATACAAATTGCCTACCTTGCTGTGAAGATAGGCAATAAACTTATCGATCATGTTCATAGGCTTTACCTGCGGCGTTTACCGGCACAGACAAGGCCGAAGGTTATCAGCGATATGGACAGGGCATAAGGCAGTACGGATATATCTCCGGTCTTGGGGATTATTACGCCACCGGCAGCGGGTTTTGCAGGCTCGGCAGCGCCGAAGCTGTACGTTATCACCTGGCTGCGGTCTACTTTTAGGGCATTGAGCATCTGCTCCGCTGTCTGCGCGTTTTTAAATGCGTCGTCGGCAATCTGTATCTGGAACACGGCAGGCATTGATGTTATTACGCCCTTCACGATATACTCGCCGGTCTGGTAAGGGAAATTGTAATCTTCGGCCATATGCAGGCCCTGTGCAGCCCATTTTACGGTGCAGTTCTCAGTGCCGGCAAAGCGGGGCACGACTATCTTTACGCGCAGGGCAATGTTCATATCCTTCGCGTAGTCGCTCTTGGTTATCGCCGCGCCGGTGTCTATGTCGGCGGCGGTTATGGTAACCTCGGCCTTGTCGTTGTCCTCGATCGTCACGGTCACCGCTAGTGCCGCAGAGCTTACGCAAAGCAGCATGACAGTCATAAGGATTGCTAAGATTTTCTTCATGTGTTTTTCCTTTCTTTGTTTTTGTTTTTTGATTATGAAAAAAGAGCCGTGCGGCTCCTTAATCCGTGTATTCGCTCCATTTGGAGCTTCCCGCCTTGGGCTTATAGACGGTAGACTTGATGTGCTGCTCGGTGCAGCGCCATGTTTTACCGTTGTAGGTAACTATGGTTCCGGCCTCGATCACCGCGCCGTCCTCAATGTCGCCCCACGCGGGATAGGTCACGGTCTGCACCGCCCAATATGTGCCGAGGTTTGCGGCAGGGGGCTTGTTGCGGCTGTATTTGAGGGCGACATATCCCTCAACCGTGTCTCCGGCTATATAGCGGGTCTCAGCGTCCCACGGTGCGCCCTGGGTGGGGGTGGGGGTAAGCCCCGCCCGCGCCGCCGTCAGCACCTCTACAAGGTCGGTTTCGTGCGCCTCGATTTCCGCTTTGCGCACGGCTACCAGCGCCATAAGCTCACTCCGCGTCATTGACATTCACCCCCAGCTCCGCAAGCGCGTCTATATAGTCCTGCGTGGTGGCCTGCGCCTCATGCTCCGTCCAGCTCTGGACTATCGCTTCGCCGTTGTCCTCCCAGCTCTCGGTATAATAAAAGCCCTCCTTTGAGGGCATGGGGGAACGGGTCACGGGCTTATAGCCCAGCTCCTTTATTGCCGCATCGTCATTGGTGGAGAGGTGCGCCCCTGCGGGGTGCGTCACACCGTTGATTACAAGCGGCGATTGCAACTCAACCGGCAGGCGCAAATATTCAAAATACTCACCCACCAGCTTAGCATAGCTTGTGTTTATCATTGTTTTCTCCTATTGTTTTATTGAGTAGTGATATATAATTCTTTGTCCCAAATATCATTATTCATATCGGTAGTACAGTTGGAATGTATCACCAAATCGTACTGTGCTACTGAGAAGCCACCTACAGAGCTCACGACTCGCCCATTCAAAAATATTTTAGCACTAAAACCTGAGTGAGAGCCCGATACAAGTTCAAAATGTACAATCATACCATCTTTCACAGCGTGTGAACCCGGTGTGAGTTTAACGCCGTTTATACTGACGGTCAGCACATCGGACTTTTTGTCAGTAACTACCAGTGTCCATTTGGTTGTTGGCGTTTGCATCACCCTCCGTCTTAGGGCAAACTGCAAGGGTATCATAGCGCAGGGGCGCTTTTTATTTTACGGAGGCTGCCCCCCCCCGATAGAATTATTTTACACATAGGGTACTCCTTTTTATTCTTGCCATGCTACATAGCGGTAAGTACCGTTCATCCATGGATATGCGTCACCCGTATTCGTTACAGTTATACTGTTGTCTTGGAAATTAACTGTAGTAGCGACTGATGTTAAATTATAATTGCCATCAATTTCAAGATGTACATACACACCAGCAGATTCTTCATAAATCATGGTACTTGACCATGCCTGTATATCAGTTATTGGAAACATCACCAAATGATTCGCTTTAAAGCCCACATTATTTATAGTAACAGTTGACCCAGATACACCAACATTTCCTGTTACTATATTTTTCGCCTTTGCCATGTTGCCCATCAGCCTCCTTCTTAGCATTGCTATCATGCGCTCACAACCTCCTGCACCGCCCACACACCGTTGTATACGTCAAATTCGTAGGTCTTGCTTGCCTCTATTGCGGGGGCCTCGCCTAAATAGTTCGCCCCGCTCACAAACGACACCGCAACCGAGGCCGCCGTGCTGAATGTGCCGTGCGCCCAGCCGGAAGCGGGCGGGGTAAACACGTATGTACCCACAGGAGAGGATACGTTATATATGGTGTTTGCCGTCAGCGCCGTGCCGCTGGCGGGGAGGGAGGAAGCGAGTGTGGGCGCGCTCTGCTTTTTGTTGAACAGCGCGGAATGTGCGTTGCCTGCGCTGTTATGCCCCGATACGGCGGCGGAAACATCGTCCGGGGTGGCGTAAGTGCCGGCGGGTATAGGGGGCTGATAGTCCGTCCCGGAAGCGAGGGGGGTCTGGTAGTCAACGCCTGCCTTCGCCGCCGCCAGCTCACCGTTGTAGGCTTTCAACAGGCCGGAAAGGGCCTCGTCTACAATGCCGCCCCAGTATCCCGCAAAATTGACGGAACTGGCCTTTTTCAGGAACTGCCCTGCCTTGCCGCCTATGGGAAGGCCGTTTGCCGCGCTGCCCACGGTGGGCAGGCCATAAGTGCCGTCGTTCTTTAAAAACAGGTCTCCGTCGCCGGTGGTGTCTACCCTGTCGCAGAGGGTTTTCAGCGCGGCGAGGATGGCGGCTACGTTGCCGCCGGTTATGCCGCTCACCTCCGCGCCCACGTTGGCCGCGCCGTTGGGCGTTTTAAGGCTGTCCGTGTATTCCTCTATCACATCTACCAAGCCCTTCAGCTCTGCGATAAGGGCCTGCACGTTGTTTCCGGCCATGCCCTCGACGCTTGCCCCTATGTCGCCGCCGCCGGATTGAACGAGCGCGTCTATAAGGCCGTTGAGCGCTTTCTTGAGCTGGTTACTGTTGCTGTCGAATATCGCCTTCATGTCAGCAGCGGACCGCTGGGGGCGGTCCGCTTCGTTGACGATGGGGTTTGTCCAGGTGGTTATTTTGTTGTCGGTTAGTGCCATGCGTCCCTCCTTTAACTAAAAAACAGACCCATAAACGGATCTGTTTTAAATGAGTACTGTCTATTAGTCGAAGCAGCCTTCTGTTTCTTTTAAAGTTCGTTCTACATCCGCTCGCCATTCAGGGTTTTCATAGAGCTGCTCTATGAATATCTCCTCATAATGGTCATAATACTCTTCACTATTCACGTCAAGAGCATTATCTAATCCTTCTTGGTAGCCTTCCTCCCAGCCTTGATTATACCCGGTACTTACACCATCTTCATGTCCAGCTGAATATTCATCGTTATTGCGAGCAGCAAGACCGCTGTCAAAGCCACGGTTGTATCCTGTGTAATACCCCTTGCAGTAATCTTCGCTATACTTTTCATTGCCTTCATCGACTAAACCAGCGTTATAAATATCCCAATGTTCTTCATCGGCAGCTGCCTTTTCAGCAGCTTTCCTTGCATCACGTCTTCCATTAAATGTGTCTACAGCTCCAAAATACGCGAATACTAATATGGCAACAACAACCGGAATCGCTAAATAACTAAATAAAACAGCCAAACACCCATGTTTATCTTTCATCATTGTGACCTCTGGAAAATCATTATATATATTCTATCACCGAGCAGTCACGTTGTAAATATTCATTATGGGTATTTAGTTCTTACCGCTCGGCGTGTACCATTCGCCGTCACGATAGACAAGCTTCTTATGCCGATCCTCATATTCGCGGTCGTCGTCTTTGTTATATACGGAATCCCATATATACTTTTTAACTTCTTCGCTCGCATCGAGGGAATCAACGTAGTTTGCAAGCTTGCACTGTTTGAGGTAGTAAACGGTCTTTCCGTTCTCGTCAGTGCCCTTAAAGGCCTTGTTTTTTATCTTGTCCTTCAGTCCAACGTACTGTTCTGCGGTTATGCCGGTCTCTTCCTTGGCTTTCGCGTACTTTTTGTATTCGCTCTTCCCGTAATCGTTGGCAATGCTGAACGCGGCCTTGCTGGAGAAGTCTGCAATCCAGTTGTCGCCGATAGTTTTACGTACGAGCGCGGTCTTCTGCTTTTCGGTGAGCCCCTGCATATCAAATATCTGTTTAGATATTTTTTTCTTGTCATCGGTATTAAGGTCGTTGTCCTTCGCCTTGAGGCCTTTATCCGCAAGCGCAGATATGACGGATACATAATTATCAATGGGTACGCCGTAATCAGTAAGCGACTTTATATCTTCAATCGTTGCAGGCGAGAAGTCGGCAAGGGTGATATAGTCCGCCTTTTGCTCGTTGGTGAGGTTCGGATCGTCGGCGATTTGCTTCGCCCATTTGTACGCGCTGTTCTGTTCCTTGTAGCCTAAATCCATTTCGGCCCGCTCAAGCGCCTCGGCGTTGGTCAGGTTGGGATTTCCCTTCTTGATCTCCTCCTTGCGCTCATAGAGGGCTTTGTTTTTCTCGTCGTCCTCCGCAACCATATTTTTGTATTGATTGCGGTACTGGGCAAAACTCTGCACCGTGCCGCCGTGTTCCTTCGCGCTTTGGAAGATTTTGCTTTCTTTTTCGTCAAGAGAAGGGAATCCCTTTGCTACCCATTCCCGATGCTCCGGCAGCACGCTGCGTCCGAGCGTGGCGGCGCGAAGGAAGTTGACCGGGGTTTTCGCCACGGCGTATTGCAGGTTGCCCTTTTTATCGTACTTGCCGCCCCGGAAGAAGGTTTCAAGGCCCTTGACAGTCCTCACGAGCTGTGTGCCGCCATACGGCGTTACGAAATTGCCGGCGGTTTCAAGGCCGCCCTCCCAATCGAGGCTCTTTATCACATCTTCGGCAGGGGTTTTGTCGCTTATGCCGTCAATAATCTTTTCGGCGGTATCCAGCCCCCATAGGATAGCGTCCGCCGCCGCCTGGAGGCCGATGTTGCCGCCGCCGTATCTGGTCGGAGAATGCTCTTTGCCAAATATCTTTTCATTGGTCTCTTTATCGAGCAGATTTGCAATGATGTTAGCATAGGGCGCGGCGTCTACCATGGTTCCGAGGGAGGACTGCGCTATGCCTTTTGCAAGGTCAAGGGCCTTCTTGTCCTCGTCATCGTCGTCCCGGTAATTCTTTATCGCTTCTGCGATTGCGTTGATGAAGTCAAAGCCGAGTATCCTGTCACCGAGTAATGCTTCAAAGCCCGTGTTAAGCAGGTAGGTTGTTACTTCGATAGCCGCTAACCCCTTTGCCGCCCTTCGCCGCGCTTCAGGGCTTGCTTTCAGATCCTTGGCGTGTTCAAAAAAGGCGTTCCACTGGTTCAGCACTTCGGTCTGGAATGGCGCAAGCGTGTTGATTACTTTTGAATTGTTCAGAAGCGCGCCTTCTCCTACGCCGCGTCCGGCAACGGAACGGCGGGTTATATCATCGGCATAATCTATGGCGTTTTCATATCTGCGCTTCATGCCGGACATGGCGGCATCCGGATTGTTGTTAAACTGTGAATACGCGGAAAACCACGTCAGATCATCGCCCCAATGCTGTAAAAGCTCAAGGCCCTGTGCGGCCAACCACTTTACGCCTTTGCCGTCGCCCTCCAGTATGTTCGCAGCACTTGAACCATACCTTTGTGACATGAACTCAGATTGTGAAAGTATCCGTTTCATGTCGCTGTCAGGGTTGAAATGATAGTCCGCCCAGGCCTGAGCGCCCTGCTTCCATGCCTCTGCATCTGGTATGTAGCCCGCGGCGTTGGCAAGGTTTGATCCCTGCACAACCATCGTGCGGAAATTGCCCATGACCTTGTTGGCGCGGACGCGCTTGTTTACGTTGTTTATGCTGTTGAGCATCTGGCGGCCTATCGCCTTTTGTGCGCCACGATCTATAACGTGGTCGCTCTTTCCGGCTATGCCGTCCGTCCAGTCCTTGCTCCATTCGAGAAAGCCGGAAGCGTTCTTAGTATTAACGGTTTTCGCGCTTGTGCGTATAGTTTCCGTCATCTTGCGGAAATAATTTGCAAGGGGATCATACGCCAGTTTATATTCAGCCATGCCGATATAGCTTGCCATGCTGTTAGATGCGCTGGCAAAATATTTGCCGTTGCCGCGATGGAACATTGCGCCCCACCAGCGGGATTTTGGCTTTGTCTGGTCGGATATACCGGCGAGGGCGGGGGATATGTCCTCAGTCACGTTCTTGGGCTTTAGGAAGTCGAATACGGTGTAGTCGCTGAGCATCTCCTGGGCGTGGTGGAAATAGTCTTTGCGGGGGAGTATCCGCTTGCCCTCGTATATCGCCCCGGTGTCTATTGCCGTCTGCTGTGCCCGCGCTTTCATCTCGTAAACGCGCTGCCGCTGTTCCAGCTCGGCAAGCTCTTTCTTCATGCTGTCAATCTTGGCCTGCTCCGCTGATATCCTTCCCTCGATATTCGCGAACGCTTTAGTGTCGCGCCTCTGCTTGCTGTCGCGCATATCCTGAAGCTGCCGCGTCACCCGTTCCTTTTCGGCTATGGCGCGGGCCATGGCGTCGGTTTTGCTCTTGGCTACATCGAGCTTAGATACCAGGTTCTGGTATTCTTCCTGGGCGTTCTCCAAAACGTTAGGATATATCGTCTCCATCATGGAGTTGATACGGTCAAGGTACTTCTCGTATATCTGCCTGTTGGCTTCGGCAAAGCCCTTGATTTTCTCCCACGTATCGGGGAAATCCCGCTGAAGGTCTGCCTGGGTATACTCGGACATCACGCCGTCCGGCCCCTGCCGCTGCCCTTCGCCGTACCACTGTGCCGCCACGTCCTCCTTGCTTTTGGGCTTGATGCCGTACTTGCGCATGATCTCCTTATAGGATTCCACGGAGGAGGTGAGGGACTTGCCGTAATGCCCGCCCGCCTCGTTGAAGGGCTTTTCGAATATGTTGTACAGGGTGTTGCGCAACGCCTTGTTGCCGCCCGCTACGGCGTCGAATACGCGGGAGGTTTCTTTGGTGTACAGGCGCAGTTTTCCGCCGCCTACAAGCGCTTTTGCGATAACGGCGTAGTCTTCGCTGGTCAGGTCTTCCACGCTCTTATTCTGGATGTCCTGCAATGACGGCAGCTCATTAGAATTTGTAAAGAACGCGCCGCCTAACGATTCTGTTTCAGCGTCTACCACGCCGAGGTTCCGCGTAGCCTGGCTCAGTTTCTTCGCAAAGTCAAGTTCAGCTTCGGATAGGTCTGCCTGCTGCTGTGTCCTCGATGTATCGTTTGCAATATCGGCAACAGTCTGTTGCTTTGCTTTGATCTCGTTTATCTGGTTCTGAATGTCTATGCCTTCACGGGAAAGGACCATGGGCTGCTCACTAAGCCGCTGTTCGAGCCGCTCAAGGCGTTTGGATGGAATGAGGCTATCGCGGTATTTCGCCGCCTCGTCATACTCCATAAGGGGGAGCGCGGCAAGGTCGGGCATTTCCTGCGTTCCTATGTTCCGGGCGGTAATGTCGGCGTTATCTCCGTTATGCGCCCAGAAGATGATATCAGGCCGCCCATCCCGCCCATAATTCCAATCGGATGGGGCGTATTCATCTACAAATGCGGTTCGCGCCACGGGGATAAAGCCGTGGTTTAGATACATTTTTGAAAGTACACCATCGTAGTTGTCCAGTTTTGTGCCGCCGTTTTCGAGGGCGGTAAGGATGATTGAGGACATAGCGCCCTTGCTTTTGTTTTCCTTGTTTTTGAATACCGAAACAATATCGCCGTCGTCCTTTACCGCAACGCCTACAGTGCCGTCGTCGTTAAGGAATGTCCGCATATTCGCGTAATCCTCGATCTCATGCTGCGTGACGAATGTGCCGTAAGGATTGCTCTCTTTCGCTTCGCCGATTTTGGCATAAAAAGAGGACGGATCATACTCCGTCCTTAATTCAATCGGTGTTGAACCATTATTTGTCAGTTGTTGTTTTAGATGCTCTCCAATGCCTCGATAATCTGTTCGTCCGTGTAATGCAGTCTCTCCCGCCAGTCCTTGATCAGGCTCTGTGACAGCTTGTCCTGATACTCCAGCATTTCCTCCGGCTTGAGTTTGATTTCCGTTTTCTGCTCCATTTATATCACCTCTGTTTATATTGTACCCCGTGTCCGCCGTGTTTGCAAGCCTGTTCGTTACGATATTCTCAGCCTGTTCCGTATTCGCAATATAAGCCCTGCCGACATCGCCGGTTGACATATCGCCTGTCTTCTTCGACAGCTTATACGCGACGGAGTTTTCATCCGCAAGTGCGCCTACGGCTCGTAATTCGCCCTTGAGGTAGTCTATAGCGCTCTGCCGGGCCTGCTCAGGGGTTTGTCCCTGCTTGATATAGGTTTCCGTAGCCTGGTCTATTACGCTGTGCCCTGCGGTCCGTGTGTTCATTATATCCGCCGCCGTGCCCATGCCAAAGCCGCTCAGGAATCCGCCCGCGCCCGCTTCAAGCACTTGGAGCAGCTTTTCCTCAAGCGCCTTTGCCTTAGCGTCCTTATCGTCGAGGCCTATCGCCTTATACTCCGCAACGGCTTTTTTGAAGTCAGACTGGTTACCCATAATGGCCTCATTGGCAAGGATATTAGTTATCTCGGTAGCCATTTCCTCGGACGCTTCTATGCCGCCCTGTTTGAGAGCCGCGAGGATAGTACTTTTAGATACGCCGCCGTGAAACAGGTTTTCTATGGAGAACTTTTCAAAGAGTGCCTCCGCTGCGCCGGATACAATGCCAAGCGCCATGGCCTGATCATCTGTCGCGCCGTTGTTCTTCGCGTCTATCATGGTGTCTACGCCGGCGTTGGAGGACATCATTACCTGCATACCGACAGGCCCGAAGGGAGTCATGGTCAGCATATCCGCCATGCTCATGCCGGTCTGGTAAAGGAACGAGGCAATTTTGCCGTTGTTCTTTGCTTCGCCCTCGGTGGTCATGCGGCGGGTACCGGTTCTGTCGTATGTGTAGTCGCCCTTTGTGGATTCGTACACACCGTTCTCTATCTTTTCGGCTACGGAATTGCGCAAGGTATTGGCGAGGTTGGAGGCTAAGTATTCGGGCGCGTTCGTGTCTATGGGCTTGCCTGTGGCAAAGTCCCATACAGTCTTTATCCCGCCCTGTAAGGCTGTGACAGGCTTTAGCAGGGACGAGGCTATAGATACCCACGCCGCCCATTACGCCGTCCTGCGCCGTTTTCTGCGCCGATTCAAGGCGGTTCTGCGTTACCCTTGCGTTCAGAGTAGGGGTTATCGCTTTCAGGAAGGCTTCCGCTTCCTTTTCTTTGCCGTTTTTGGCGAGGCGGTTGTATACCTCTGCCTCGTCGTCCGTCATGGCCTTATAGCTATCAGACTGCCACGCAAGGCCGCCGTTTTTTGCGCGTATGCCCGCTTCGTTGCCGCCGCCGGGTATCTGTATCCCGGTTTCCCATATACTTTTATTTTTCTTTACCGGGAGGGGTTTAGCGCGGGCAGCGTCAATCTTTGATTTCTTGCTTTTATCGTCCTCGTATCCTGCGGCGGTTCGTACAAGGCGGTTTATATCTATCTCGTTCTGTATGTCCCGCTCGTTTAGTCGGGCTTGGTTGAGCGCTTCTTTCAGTTCGTTTATTTTCCCGGGCTTGCCGTAGTTTTTTTGATATATGCGGCCCTCATTATAGGCCTTTTCCGCTTCTTTCGTTGCGTTCCGCGCTTTATCGAGGCGTTTATTTTCAAGACTTAGTTTAACTTCGTCCGGCGTCTTTCCCGTTGTTTGCGGCGGGGCAGGATTGGCTTTGACGTTGGAAAAAATCGACATGGCTTTGTCATAATTGCTGCCGCCGCTATTGCCTATGCCGCTTCCCCGGTTCCCGCCGTTATTGTTCGTGTTGTTCCTTTGGCCTCCGCCACTATTTCCGCCCTTTGCGGCAGAAAATATTGACATCGCCTTATCGTAGTTTCCGCCTTTATTTGCCATTTCTATCCCCTCGGAGTATTTTTACCGCTGTTGACCGCTCATCCTTTTGCTGCTGCTTTTGCTGCTGCTCTTGCTGCCGCTACTCTTTATTACCTGGCTTCTGAGCTGCTCCGTACGTTTGGCTCCGCTTGCCTGGTCATGCAGAAGAGCCGCTGCATTATTGATAGTTCTATCGCTTGCGCCGGCACTTCTAAAATCGTTTTTCGAGCTCTGAAGTAGTTTGTATGCGTCAGAATAGTTGCGGCCGCTTGCATCTGCTGCGGCATTATATATGCTGAGCACGTCCCAATCGCCGCCGCTGCTTCCGCTCCCGCTCTTCCTTCCTGATTTCTTGCTGGACTTCTTGGCGCTTCTATAATAGCCGCCTCCGCTTCCTCCGCCACCGCTGCCAACGTCAGCAGCGTCTGCAAGGGCCATAAGATAAGGGAGTTTGCTTTCCTCGTTCCTCGCCGCGTATTCGGCGTACTTCGCGTCAGCTTCCTTCTGCGCTTCAAGAAGTTTAAGGTTGAGATCGTTGTTCGCGCTTATCTCCGCATTGTTCTGCTGGGCAAGGGCCTTACGCATAGCCACGTCCTGCGCTATCCTGCTGGTTTCAGAAGTCCCGCTGCGGGCATAGTCATAGAGATTGCCGGCAAGCCCGCGAGCCGCAAGCCGCTCATTATTGCCGATTGCAGACAGGCGGGAGTTTGTATACACGTCGTTGCGGGACATGTTGTATTGATCCTTCAGCTTTGCCGCCTGTGCGGCTATCGAATTCGCCTGTGCCTCATACCCCGCCTGGAGCGCCGCCTTATATGCCGCAAGCTGTTTGTCATAGGTTTGCAGGGCTATGGCGTTCGCATCGGTGCCAGAGGCATACGCGGAGTTGTCAACGGTATGGTTGCCGCCCACGGTATAGGTGCCGCCGCTTATCGGGCTTTGCGGCGTGGTGGGCGTGACGGGCGCAGGGACTTGTGTAGCCACTTTTTTTATGTTTGTTTCGAGCATGTTTCCTCCTTATTTGACATAGCCGCCCACGACGTACTGGACTTGTACGCCGTATATGCCAAAGCCCTCATCGAGCGTGTCGTTTTTGAAGATGATCTGTAAGACGATGAATTTCTTGACCTTTTTATTGAACGCGATAACCTGTGGCGTGTCCAGCGTGTTAAAGGTTATGCGTTCAAAGTCGATATCGCTGAAATCCAGTATATCCATTGCCTTGGAGCGTATCTGAGTATCATGTATGCGGTCGGTGGCCACGAGTATTTTGACCGACGATCTTGTATACGGCTTTATCATCACGCCGCACCCCTTTTTCGTCAGGGACTTCCTGCGGGTGATTGTGCCGTAATTGTCCATCTGCGTAGACCAGATAGCAGTAATAGGCTGCCCGTCATCGTTATATTTGTTCATTTTCCCCCGGTCGGTGTTAAACCGGCATATCTTGCCGTCAGCCGTGCCGAAAAACAGGCTGCCGTCCTGCTCGAAAAATACCCTCGCGGGAATGTTTGTCCAATAGTACCACTCATAGCCGTACTGCACATATGAGCCGCTTTCCGAGTAGCTTGCGCCGCCGTCCGTCTTTGCGCTCCTGTGGCGGCTGTCTGCAACAAAGCATTTGTTGTTGATGCAGAGTATGTAATAGCCGTTCCATACCACGGATACCGCCTCGTCGAGGCCGTTCTCCTTGGTCAGTTCGGTATTTACAAAATAGCTCCTGTCCTGTATGTTGCGTTCGAGCTGTACGGAAGTAGACGATATGCCGAACACGCCTTCGCGGGCCAAAAAGAGGGGATCGTCGCGCAAAGTATCAAACGCATACTTGGACACTGCGCCCACGCCCTTGATGCCCTGTTTGATGGGAAATATCACCGTTCCGTCCGTCTGCATCTCGGCAGTGCGGAGGAACACTTCCGCATCCTGCTGGTTATCATCCTTGACCACCATGAGGGAATCGTACTGTTTGATATAGCCCATGATAGACGAGGTATCGGCGCCAATCCGGGTGTAACCGGTGTCGGGGAAATATGTAGGATCGTCAAGCCCAGATTGCCAGTCCCAATTTTTATATTCCGGGTTTCCGGAAATGAATACGCGGTTATCGTTGTTGTAGCCGTAATAAGCAAACAGGGTGCATTTGTTCACGCGGTCGGCGTATCCCTCTACCGTAGCGGTGAAATGGATAACCACATTATCAACGCCCTTGCTGTCTGCCGGGGCTTCAGCAAGCGTCACTGTTCCGGCGGCGAGGTCTACGGTGTAGTCCGTCGCAGGTGTTTTCAACGTGCCGCCCACGAGCACCTTTGTTACAGCGGTGATGTTTTGCGTGTCGAGATAGTAGGTCTTATCGTTACCGTTGGAACGGAACGAGTTTATACGCCCGTTGGACAGCATATTGACCGCTTCCAGGTGCGTACCGCCGCCCGTGGGGTCTGCGCCTATGGTGGTGGTCGGGATAAAGGCCGCTGTGTCCTCTACGTTCTGCACCGTGTATGCGCCGTTGTTCTCCGTTATCACGCGGTATTTTAGCCCATCGAGCATATACAGTTTGCCGCCATGGGCAAAGGCCGCGCTTCTCTGATTGTTCATGCCGGAAAACATAAGCGTGACGGTGTTATCATCGTTCCATTTATAGAGTTTATCCTTAGCGTGGATTATCCTTGCGGTGGCGCCGCTTTTGAATACGCAGTAATATATGCCGTTGATCCGCTCATTTACCACGGTCAGCAGCGTCCGCCAGCCGGGGCGTTTTTCTGGGAATCCCGCGAGGTCGGATATCAGGTTTTCAGCATACGGGGAACGGAAATCCGCTACCTGTGTGGGGTCGGTAGAAAAGTCCACGCCCCGGAATTTATCATATGTGCGCTGATAGGTCTTGGTAGCCGCTATCTTCTTAGGGGTCACAGATTCAGGCATATTACCACGCTCCAAAATTGCAAGTTTCTATTGTCTCGCCGGTATTCATGCGGGTCGCTTCCGTGACTGCTGCGAGATATTTGCTGCGGTAGTTCTCGGCCTGGAAGTTATCGAGAGCCTCCTGAAAAAACCAACTCGCCACGCCGTATGGCAGGGCTACTCTGGTAAGCTGCGGGCTGTAGGGTATTTCATCTGTCAGGCTTGTAATATACGGGGCCTCCTTCAGTATTTCCACGCTCTCGCATTCCCTTATGGAATTCTCACAGGCCAGGGTTTCCTGAAGTAATATATTGATAAAGCCAACCGCAAAGCGCTTAGAATCCTCATCTTCGCCGTCGATTTCGTAAAGGAAGGACGACGCCAGCTCGTATATCTGTTGTCCTGTCATGTGTTCCTCCTGTTAAAAAGGGGCGGTTGCCCGCCCCCACATTCTTTAGGCCGCGGTGGTATCCAGCCATGCGGGATACATGCCGTTCTTATACGCAACGGCCCTTATGCGGGTGCCGGCGGCGGGATTGGCAAATGCCGCGCTGTAGGTTATGGCGCTGTTGGAGTACATGGGATCGGTGCCGTCCAGAGTGTACTTGATGGTAGCGTCGGAGGTATCAGACGCAAGGGAGGTGGTAGATGCGCCTTTGGTGGCGGTGGGTGCCTTGGCAATATTTGCGGAGGCAGCTCCTACCAGCACACCCTTGGCCCTTGCGCCTACCACAAATGCGTCGTAGATATAACGGCCTTCCAGCAGGTGACCGGAGATTCCGGGAGGGTTGGTGTGCAGCACGGTATCCGCTACCTTATCGGCCAGTATGGCGCTCCTGCGCTGGAAAGCAAGGTAATATGCACCGGCAGGCATCCAGTCTCCGGGTATGCCAACGATATTAAGAGTGCCGAACTTGCCTATTACGCCCTTGAGCAGCAGGCGGTCGGTGATGGTGTCGAGGGCATCAAATGCCTGACGGTACTTGGATACCACAGAGTTGGTTATGAGGATAAAGCGATCCTCCAGAGGTATGAATGCGTCGGCGAACTTCGCCTCAACATCTGCGAGATGCTCAATTATGGTGGTCTTGGTGGGCTCGGCGGAGCAGGATACTACGGTTCCGGCGTTGGCGGCCCACTTGCCTATGGCCCACTTATCGATAACAGGGGTGACCTGCTCGTCTACTTCAGCCTTCATCATCTTGCCGGCTTCCTTGAGCATCATCTGCTCGGTGTAATTGCCCTTATCGATGGTGACGGAAAAGCCCTTGTCCTGAGTGATGGGGCAACGCTGTGTGAAGTCGCCCATCTCGGTAGGGGTGCCGTAGCGGTTGGAAGCAGCCGCCCTGTTGTAGTTGTTCAGAGGGACGGTCACGGGGGTCATTATCTTGATGCTCTCCACGCCGTTCCAGTCATACTCGTTAGAGGTCTTACCCTTAACGAAGGAGGCGTGGGCGTACAGCATCGCCATTTTGTCCGAGTACTTGTCAAAGAGATTTATATCTGCCATTTTTAACTCCTTATTGATAAATTAAAGACCCAATCCTTCGAGGAATGGGTCCTTGGGTTCTGCGGCCTTGGAGCTGCCCACGGATGGGGCTGCCTGAGCCTTGTTTGTTTTGTTCTTTTGTGTCGTCTCGATTTTCTTCGTGAGCTCCGATACCTGGTTCTGTAGCTCTGCTTTTTCGTGTTTAAGCATCGCTTCCACAGGAGTTAATCCGCTTTCTATGTCTGCAAGGACGTCGGGCGGTATCTGATCCTGTGACCTGATATCGGGGTACTGCCTAGTGAAAGCTAACCATGGGGCAAGCTCTGCTTCCTCGGCAGTGGCTTTCCTTTCCTCCTCGGCGCGTGCCTGTTCTTTTTCAGCATCCTTATATTTCAGCTCAGCCATTTCTTTAGCGGCCTCTTCGCTGATCTCCGGATACTTACTTTGTATGGCCTGCACTTCATCGTTCACGGCCTGCGCATGGCGTGAATCCCGGAGGAAGCGGAGGTATTCAGAGCGATTCATGCCGCTCTTTTCTGCCCAAAAGTCTATCTCTTTGGCTATGTCCTCCATGCCCTTTAAGGGTCTGAGCTGATCAAGTTCATGTTTGATGTGGTCATATTCCATGCCCTTCTGGGCTAAGGTTATGGCCTCTTCCCTGCTCAAACCCTTTTCTTCGCCGAGATGTTTAACCGTGACAAAAGGTAGGTGTCCCTCTTGTTTCTGCTGTTCGGCGGGTTCGCTTTCGGTATTGGAATCCTGTTCCTCTGCTTCGTGGGTGTCCTCAGCTTCGGCAGGTTCTCCGCCAACGGTTGCCTGTTCTTCCGCTTCGTGGGTGTCCTCAGCGTCTGTAAACAGATCGGAGCCGTCTGTTACCTGATATTCTTCCATTGGTTTTTCCTTTCTCCGCTATGGTTGGCGGTGTATATATGCAAAAGACATTACGTCATTTGTCGCGCTTTTCCCATCACTTCGCTCCGTGCCGCTGCCACCTGATTTACAAGCTCCTGCGTGGTTGTGTCGGTGACGGGCATTTCGGTCTCCGGTATACTCGCCGTTTGCTGCATCATAGCCTGCTGCTGAGCGAGCATTTCCTGCTGCTCCTTTATCTTCTCTATGATTTTGTCCTTGTTTCTCAGGTACTTACCGGGTATGGATTCTATGTAGGTGACAGCATCGGTGAGGATTTTCTTGGCAAAAAGGTTATCCATAGTCTGCACCTGCATAAGCTCCGACCAGTAAGAGGACGCGCCCACGTCCACGTTAGTGTCGTAGTTGATATGCTCGTATTCGCCAAAGTCGTACTCTATCTCGGTTATGGTCTCCATAGCCGGCTGCCCGGTCACGGGATCAATAACAGGCCGGCCCATTTCGTCCGTTGCAGGGCAGACGATTTCCTCTTCAAGAGATACTCGGCGGATCCCATAGTACGCCCGCATGATGTCCATAATGATGCGGACGCCATCCTCTACAAATTGGTACTCGTTCAGTTTTTGGAGCTCCAGCGGCATGGATGAGGCCTGTTGCACTGCGATAATGGCCGATGTATTGTCCGGCTTGACGTTGCCCAGAGCAGCGTCAGAGGCACCCATAAAATCGCGGGTCATGGTAATGATCCGCTCTATGACGTCCATGACCTGGTGGGATACATCACCGCCGCGTATGGCAGTCACATAATCCTGTACCCTTGAGCCGCTCAGGTTGTCCGCCTTTATGACCTCGCCCGGACGGTTGGTCCAGTTTTTTATCTTCTGGCTGTCTATGACTATCTTTGGGAAGGCATTCATGCTTACGGAGCGGATATACATCGCGAACATGCGGTTGACCTCGATTTGATTAGGGATGAGGCCAGTAAGCATGGCCTGTCCGTGATACGAAGAATCGACCTCGTCCCAGCTCATCCATGTTATAGGGTACATGGTCGCTCCGGTCTTGGTAGGCTTGCGCATAACGGTCTTTTCGGTAGTCGCAGTCCACATGAGGTGCTTGTCCTCTATCCAAAACTTCGTGAGTTTTGTGGCCAGTATGGTTTCGCTGCCTTCTTCCCGTTGGCATTCGTCGCTGTCTGGGGTGATTTGTTCTATGTCCTCTCGGGACATGCCGTATTCTCTTCCCTCGTCCCTTAGCTCGCCTACGGTCTTGCGCTGGCATATTATGATATAGGGCTGGGATTGCACGTCCCGGTTGTAGGGATTGCCGAATATGACGTTGATATTTTTTAGTATCTCTACGGCTATATCGCCCTTAGCGTCCTGGCCCGTCTCTATATCGGGATCAAAGCGGAAGTATATGCAGGCGTCGCCGTCTACCGCACTGTCTCTGACGCAGCGCCGGAGCAAGGTTTTGTATTTGGTAAACTCGAATACCCTTTCTACTTGCCGCCCTATGGCTTTGGCGTACATCTGCTTTTCATCGTCCCGCTCGTGAGGTGTGAGAGATACAGCTATGTCGTTTGAGGTGATAGTAGCCACAACAAAGGTAACGACGCGCTTTAAAAAATTCAGCACCGGCTTGGGCAAGTCGGGCGCATTCAGCCCTTCCCACTGGCGCCCTAAGAAGAAATTCTCATTCTTTTTGACGTTGCTAAAAAGTTTGATAGCCTCCTTGTATTGCCTGCCCTTCTGGTACTCCTGCCATATGTCCTGTGGTTCCGTCTTAATCTTCATCCTGTGGGTCTCCTGTATAATTCATGAGGTTGTATAGCTGCTTGCTGATCTTCTCGGCACGCTCCCGTTCTGTGTCGTGATATTTTACGGTCAGGTCGTTGTCTGCAGCAGGCTTTTTCTTTTTCGTGGTACGGCTGCCCACGTAAAGACCGCCTATAAATAAAAAAACGCCTATTACAGCGCCTATGATGTATTCCATCGTTATCCTCCGTAGTCAAAAAAGTCGTCTATCTGCTCGTCATAGGTCTTGGGCTCATCATAGTCCGGTGTCGCGGGTATGGCAGCCGGGCTGGGTCTGCCGTCCAAGAGATAACGCAACGCGTCGTTCATGTGGGTTATATCGTGGGGTTCCTTCGCACAGTCGTTAGGGTTCTTTTCGTCGTGCTGTATGGCCGGTATGCAGCGTATCAGTTCGTGGCAGTTCTCAAATATTTGCAGCCTTGGTTTCTTTCCTCCTGTGCCGTCAGGTACAGGGTGGAGCCACTGTGCCATATTAAGCCAGCCGTCTTCGCGGCTGTTTTGTACCTTGGTTATCCGTAGACCGGCGTTGTAAAACATCTCTGCCTGGCTTAGTCCCGTGGCTCGGTTCTTCGCCCACATGTCAAAAGGGGCGAAGGTGGCGGTTATTTCGCTTTCGTCCGGTGTATGGTCTAATATCGCCTTGGCCGCCTGGTCTATCAGCATGTTGGATTTATGGTACTCGTTGTATATATAGCAGTTGCCAAGCTCATCAAATGCCGCCCAAACACAGGCAAGCATATCCAAGCCGTAGTCAAACGCCCTATATTTCTGCCAGTGGTCAGGTATTTTAAATGGGTGTATAACGTGGGTATCTCTTCGAAATTCGGTAAAATACTGTCCTACAAACAGATCCCAGTCGCCGTCAAGGTGCGCACGCCGCATTTCCTCGGGCATGTTCTCAAGCTGCCTTTTATAGTCCGGGTCGCGCTGCATGAGGACGTAATTGTCATCCACCTTTGCGGCGATAAATACATAGTCCTCGGGCCGCTCACTCTGCTGGTAATCGCGGTCGATAAAAAGTCGTTTCACCCATTGATGGCCTACGCCGCCGGGGTTGCACGTATAGTACATGCGTGTGGGATATCCGGGGTCTGATGGACGATTGGAAGATACAAGCCACAGCATTTGCTGCTCGGTAAACTGCGTTGCCTCCTCCATGCCGATGATATCGTATGCCTGGCCCTGATAGTTGAGTGCGTCCACCTCTGCCGCGCAATAGCCGCACACAATACGGGAGCCATTGTAAAACTCAAATACCTTGTCCTGCACCCTGTATCGCGCTATGCCGCGCAGGGTCTTGAGCATAGGGATTATGTGGTTTTCTCTTAGCTGCGGCATGGTACGGCGCAGTAGGAGTATCTGTATGCCGGGATATTTTACGGCCAGCATGATAAATTTAGTGCGCATGCCCCAACTTTTCCCGCCGCCTCTCGCGCCGCCATATGCTATATGCCGGGCGCGGGCCTTGAAAAATTCGAGCTGCTTAGGATTGGGCGGAAGGCCTAATGATATATTTACCCCATAAGTTCATCGTCAAAGCCGAAGGACAGGCCACCAGCCAGTGTGCTTTCAACTTCCTGCTTATCCTTCTGGTCGAGGTAGTTTTTGCCGAGAAATATAGCCATGTTTGCGTTTTTTTCGGCGAGGGCAAACTGTTTCCGCCTGAGACTCATTTTGCCCTTAACCTGTCCCTCCCGCTTGGCTGCCTGAAAGGCAGCGTTGTTATTGTCATTTGTGATGAGATCAACGCCCACGCCCAGCACATCCGCTATCTCCTCGTTGGTACACATGATCTCGGCCATGCGCTTTATCACAGCCGCACCTCGTTCGTTGAGCAGCATTCGGGGCCGGCCACCGGTTTCTTCCTCGTCGAAAAACGGGTTCTTGTCTTCGCCGCTCTTCACGTGCCGCTCACCTCCTTTACGCTAAAAGCTTGTCTATGGCGCTGGCCAACTTCTGAAGCTCGTCCGCCGTTAGCTCAGTTACATCCTTCTGATACATGTTCCTACAGGCTTGGTCTATGATGTCCTTATCCTTGCACATGGTGTATATGCTCTTCAATAATGCGTTCTGCCGGGGGCTTTTTGCCTCCGGCTTATCTTCCATGCCATGTGGTATGTTGAAAGTTTGGAGCAGTGCGTACTTATGGGCGTTGGTCATGGCTGCCCCGAGACTGTCACCGCTGCCGGTGCTGGCTACTATGGCGTAATCCTCCGGATCGTCTATGTTCTGTACCCTGTAGGTTATATCCACGTCAGCATATACTCCATGCTCCCGGTGGATAGCGATGGGGTACATAAGCAATCCATATTTGATGAGTGCTGCTCTTACGGCGCTGGTGGCACTCTCGTCCGTCAGTATCCAGTACTCGCCCTGATCGCTATCCCGCCGGAGGTACGGTATCTCCTCCATAACTGCGGACATGCGCTTGTATACGTTATCCATCTATTGCCTCCCGCAGTAGTTTGAGTAGTGAGGTACGTCCGGGCCTGCCGAAAGTTTTCGCCTCTTTCTCCATGCGCTCAATTTCGTTTATGGCGCACTCCCGGCACATGGGCAACCTGCCCGGCTCCTCCTTACCGCATAAGGGGCATATGTTTATCTCGTGGTACTCGAGATGTCCGCACTCCGGGCAGCCCGTCAGGGTTTCGTCCGATATGAGAGGGTCCGTACCCTCCCAAGGCGCCGCGAACACCGCCCTGCATTTATCGCATCTGTACACCTTTTCGCCCATCTCTCCTTTTTGGTCACACGATAAAGGGGGGTGATGCCGCTCACCGCCTCGCCTTATACTTACAGATTTTATTTTTACAGTTTCTTTTGCGAGCGTCCCACTCCTTGCACTCCTTTCAGGTCTTGGGAGTTTGTGTCCAAACCATAGTATACTGCATAGCTAACTCCGTTTTTTGTATAAAAATAGAGCCGATTATTCATCAGCTCTTCTGTTCCCACCTCTTGGGACTATACATAGTATACCACGGATTTAAGTCGCACTACTGGCGCGATTTTTGAAAATTTCACATTCTGAGCCCTCTGTGCTCCGCAAAGAGACTGCGCGCAAGGGAGAGCCAGCTATATATGGTGCGTGGATCGGCAGGCAGCTCGATGCTTGTAGCCTCAATGCGCTGCTGTATTTCGCCTCGCTTTATAGGCTGATCGGGCATGATCATATACACCGCTTTTACCGCTTTTACCGCCGCCCGGCCTCTCATTTTTTCAAGGGCTTCAAGCGCAAACTCGGCCGCCTCCAGATCAAGAACGGTTGCCTTGGCATCGTCAAGCGCTTTTTGCGCGCGCATAATGGCTGCCTCTGTAGGAGCAGATACGCTTCCACTGCGGCTCTCGCTATTTGAAATATCCTCTATGGCCTGGTTCCATATCCTGCTTCGGTACTTCTCTGCGCTTCCCTCCAGTGCCAGAAGGCGAAAGGCTTCGGTGGCATAATCGCGGTAATGGGTCTTTATCATAGCTCTGCTCCCTTTTCTCTGCTTCCGTCCATTCTGATATCCCCATCAAGATATTTCTCTATCACCGCCGCCGAGCATGGCCATCCGTAGCAGACACAGCAGTAGTACCCTTGCTTTGCCGCAGCTGCCATAAACTCATTCTGTTCAGCTTCGACCGAGCCGTCGCCTACCTTTAGCTCAAGGTACAGGCCATGATAGCCGCCCCTGGCCACCGGAATAAAAACATCAGGAACGCCGGCGCGGACACCCTGCCCCTTCAGCTTCGCCGCGGCGCCCTTGCTGCGCGGGCCGCCGTTGGGTATATGGTGATACAGCTCCAGCTCAGGATGCCGCCCACGCATCATGCGTGCCCAGTTGGTAAGCGCCTCCTGGTGCTGCTCTTCCCTACCCACAGCCTTTTCCCGCGGGCGGTACACGGGCACTCCCGCCCGGTTCAGTCTCTCGGCGTATTCGTTCATCTTTTCACCCTCCCTTTAGTTTCGTCGTTCCTCTGGTCTCTCGCCAGCATTATGCTTATATACGCGCCGCTGACAAAGCTGTTTATCCTGACACGCACATCCTGCTCCGGATCGTACAGGAAATATCCGGGGTAAGCCTTCAGCAGCTCCCGGGCTGCATATTTGTCATGCTGTATCGCCCTTACCGTACTGCGGGTCACCTTATGGTCATATACCTTGACAGTGGGCTGCTTGAGATTCTTGGAGCCCCACCATCTGCGCCGCCCCTTGGGGTTCTTCGAGAGATACTGTCCCATAGCCTCGAGGCCGTATTCGTTGGGCTGAAGGCGATCCGCGTTGGCATAGCCGAAGTGCCACAGGCTTTCACAGGTGTCGCGGTCTATGCCGCTTTCAAGGATGACGTGCAGATGAAGGCGCTTAGTGTTTTCTGTACCCTCTTCCGCGACTATCATGTACTTGCCGGAGGCCAACCCAGCCTTTTTCCTGCGCCGCTGCCATCTGGCTATGTAATTCCGTGCGTCCCGCTGTATCTCTTCCATGACCGGCAAGCGGCCGTTCCTGCTTTCATAGGTCAACGTGACATGCAGGCCGCCTGCAGTTCCGGGGCCGAAATTTTCATTGACGAGCCGCACGAAGCGTTTGCGGCTGTTGCGCTCGTTATATCTCTTCTGTGCCGCCCGGCTTTCCCTGAGCCTGGACGCCTTAACCCCGCACTTGGGCCGTGTATCCCAATATGGGTATACCTCCAGCTCCAATATATTGCCGCTGCGAATCTCCTTCACGCGATAACCTGACAGCTTTGGGGTGCTGCCTGGCGTACTCTGTTCTGCATCATAAAAGTCCGGGTCTGTTATGATCCACTTCGTTTTCCGTCCTTTGCCCATAGCTCGATACCTCCTGCTTATCCAACATCGGCATTTAGGGGCTGACAACCCCGGCCCACATAGTGGGCGCGGGCTGGCAATAGCATAATGGCGCTCGCTTATGTCAAGGGCTTTCGCGGCATAAAAGCCAACCTGCGGGCTGGCATTTATTCCACGGTCCCTTGACAACGCTTCACGCAATCGGGCGATGCTGCTATGGCCCTTTGCCGGGGACGGTACTTTGCTCAGGGTCTAACCCCAATACAGTTGCCGCCACCCTATAAAGGAGAACCGGGTAATGCCGTACCCGGCAAAAGGTCATGCTCGGTTTCTTACTACTCATTACAAGCCCGAAAAGAACTTGTCCGCCGCCTATTGGTATGCCTGCCCGATTCACCGGGCAGGCTTTAAGCTGTGCATATTCTCTTGTTTTTTGGGACTGCGGAAAATGAATATTTGCTCCACCCCGGCGCGCCCGCCGCACTCCATGAATTTATCCGCTTCCAGTATGGGCAACTCCCGCCCATTTACCCTGACGCGGCAATCGCCGCGGTTCTGTCTGTACGCCTTCTCCGCTGCTTTCTTGTCAGTTGTGGTCAGCAGTACCGTCTCTTTTCCCGATCTGCGAATGAATACCTCATATGTGATAAGCGTTTTTTTCTTGCGCGCCATACCGCACTCCCTCCTCAGTCGTTGTGCGCAGCGGACACCAGCTCGGCCTTCCTCCGTACACACCTATCCGCTTCCCGGGTGTATATCCGCCCTTCGCCCTGCACAGCGCCTTGTCGCATTGGCTGTCCATACTATTTATATAGAAGGGACACTCCCGGCAGTTCTTTGGGATACGGCGCATTTGGGTCTTTATCACTATTGGCATGGCCTACACCTCCGTTCCCGCTATTACCGCCTGGCAGCAGCTTCGCGCCGCCGCCCGCATCTTTCCCGCTATTTCGGATGCGCCGGAATCCTCCGCCCTCGCTATGCACTCCAGCATTTTGTTAGCGCTGTCCTGCATACTCTCAAAATGCACCTTGAACACCGCCATATCCGAGTTTGCCATCGCCAGCCGGCGCCTCAACTCTTCCGCCTGCTTGGTAAGCGCGGCCCTCTCCTGCTCCGCTATCTGGGTCGTCTGCTCGTATGCCGCTCTTTCCGCTTCCGCCTTCCTTATAGCCTCCGCCTTTTCTTCGGCGGCCTGCTTCGCCTTGGCCTCCGCTTCTTCTATCTGCTTCCTGAGTTTCTTTGCTTCCGCCTCACGGGCCTTATCCGCCCCCTCCTTCCGGGCCGCTTCCAGCTCCTTCGGGTCCGCGCTCCGCGGCTTGTCCTCCAGCTCCCGCAGTTTGCCCTTAAGCTCCGCCACCACCGTAAGCGCGTTTTCCGCCCTGGCGGCCGCGTCGTGAAGCTCCTGCTGAGCTTTAGCCATATCGGTATCGTATACGCACTGCTGCTCGCTGAGCTGTTCTTCCATCTCCTGCCTGGCTGTCTTGGCCTCGTTCTCCCAGTAGTCCCGCTCCTTCTCCGCCGCCTTCTGCGCTTTTATGGCCTCGTCCAGCTGGCGGACCGACATATCCGCAACGTCATTTTGAGCTACAAATTCCTCGCGCTCGGCAGCAGGTAAAGTCAGCAGTTTCAAAGCTTTTTGCGAACCCAAAAGCGCAAACGTCTGCGCATTTGAGGAATACTCTTTGGCGAGCTGCATCATGGTCTGGGCGGTGCGCACGGATACGTCCACACGCTCCTTAAGGTAGTCCAGCCATTCGCCGTGATCCAGCTGGGCCTTGACCTCTATTAGCCGCTTGCCTATCTCGAGGATGGCCTCGCCCGCCTGGTTTTTGTACAGCAGTATTTCCGTGGTTATGGTATTGATGTCCCGCGGCATATCCGAGAGCAGTTCCTCATATTCAACGTCGATGATCTCTTTTGTTTCTTCCATCATGCCCTCCTTACGCTATCTTTTTCTTCTTTACCCCGCCCTTGGCCACCACTTCGGTAAGCCAACTGTTCACAAAGGCTTCGATACCCGCATCCTCTGTATAGGGCGCGTTGTTTTTCGTCCGGCACTGTATGAGTTTTTTGCCCTGCAGCTCCAAGGTATAATAGGGCCTGTCAGGTTCCTCCGCCAGCCGGATGAAAAATATCGCGGTTTTGCCCTCAGCCATGCGCAGGGCATAGCCGCCCACGCAGTGGTGCAGCGCCTGCCCCTCGGCTATTAATTCCTCTTGGGAGGCCGCCGGGCGTATGGTGTATCCGCCGCTCTCCCAGGCAAATTTTTGCAGCCCGTCCACGGCATGGGCAAATTGTTCCTGCGCGATCCTATCTTTCTCATACCGTATCTGCATCGCCGTGGCGGCGTGGGCCGCCCGCAGGTCGCGGGGGAACAGCACCTGCTCGCTGGAAAGGTCCATGCGCAGCTGCTCGCACTCGCCTATGTAGTCCATATACAGCCGCTCAAGGCCGTGCTGCACCGCCTCGGTCTGCTCCGCAAGGTATTTCAATATGCGGTGCAGCGGGGCATATTTTGTTGCGGGGGATATAGCCGCATAGTCAATGCCGAAATTCAGCAGCTCAGATATGTCCCGCTCCGCGACCGCACCATTTTGGCATAGCCGCCACAGGACGCCCGCCCGGCCTATATCCGTCATGCGCCATTCCCCCGGCTGCATCAGCCGAAGCAGGCGCAGCGGGAAGCGGAAGCATTCGCCGAGCTTATTGCGCTTCCAGCGTATCAGATCCCTTTCGCCGTTTCTCACCCCGTTTACCTTTTCAACTACCAGCCAGTAAAACCGCCGCTTTATGAGATATTCCATTACAGGGTAGCGGGCCCAGTCCAATAAATACTTAATGATGTTCACGCCCCGCCCGGCGGCATCCGCCGCTTCGTAATACAGTTCCGGCGTGGCGTACTGGAGATGCGTTCCCGCAACCGCCGCAGGCAGGCTCGCGTCGTAGAATTTATAACAGCCATCGTATATGTCGGATACATTTCTGTACCGTTCCCATTCTCCCAACGGCAAGCGTATGGCCTGCATATAGAAGTTTTCCTTATATTCGTGCTGCCACTTGGCGGTGTGCCGCTCACGGATAGCGTACCGTGCCACCTCCTGAAGCCATTCCTCCGGGCTCTCATATCGTGCGGAAGGGTCACGCTTTAAATGCCACAACCTTATAAATGTAGTCCTCCCGTCCGCGCCGAGCTGAGCCGCCGCAACATTATCCACAAATTCGGCCCTCCACGCCGCCCCGTCCTTCAGGAAGCAGTCCACCTTCGCCCCGCAGCTGGGGCATGTAGTACAGTAGTATTGAGTGAACTTTCCTCTTACCTCTCTGCCGCAGGAATAGCACAGGCCCCTGGTATTGCCACGCTTATATATGATGGTGTTGTCCCGGTCTATGACCTCCCGGCGCACCCAGCGTATAAAGCCTTCCGGCAATTCTTCCGGACAAAGCTGCCAGTCGCAGTCAAGCAGCTCGCCACGCATTTCCATATCCCGCCGCTTCGCTGCAGCCTCGGTCTTCCTGATCCATGTATCGAGGTTATCGAGATAATGATTCTGCGTCACCTTGTCGCCCAGCCACGAGGCCAGCAGCTTTTCCTCCCGCTCAGATATATCGGGATAGCAGGTCGTGAGGTGTATGCCGATATGGTCGCGGATGGCCTCGATGGGTTTAAGCGCCCGCCCGCCAGAGCGGAGCAGCGCCGCGCAGTCTTCCCGCTTTTTGGAGCAGACTATGCGGACGGCCGCCCCATTATAGGCTCCGTGCGGAGAGTTTTGTTTGTCGTCATGCAGCAGCGTAACCACCAGCAACCGCTCATGGTCCGCCACCGGCGCGTTGACCAGCACCCGGCAGGAGATTTGTTTGTTATCGCATTGCCACGGCTCTGGCCACGGCATCTTCCTGATTTGCTTTGGTATCTTGAGCATGACGGCGCTTCCTTTAGAAGAAGTCGCCGAAATCTACGTTGACTATCTTACGGCTCTGCGGCTCCGAAGCCGGTAGCGGGGTGACGGGCTCCATGCTGTCTATGCCGAAATACCTGTCCACAATGGCATACACCTCATCATCCCGCATTACGGCAACACTGCCCTGCTTGCGCACTTTGGCAGCTTCCATTACCTTGTCCATAGCACCCTTGAGGGTCTTGCCTTTTTTGAGCACCGCTTCTGCCGCCGCCACGTTGCCGCAGTGGTCTATTACATGCTGCCCTATTGCTTCAAGGTACAGGTCGTCGGGCTTTACTTGCATCTCGGTGTTAATTTTGATGATCGCTTCCTGTATAGCGTTCATATGCCTTACCTCCATGTGGTCGTCCTCCTTTTTCATATATCCATCACCCTGGCGATCCAGCGCAGGAAGCGCCGAAAGCCACGGGAATGTTCGCTTAAAAATTCAAAGGCGCAGAACATCAGGCACATGCCCATGGGGTATGCCGCCAGCAGCAGAGCCACTTTCAGATATTCCATTGCCAATTCAAGGGTCATATGCGTTTCCTCCCCGCCTTTTTGCTGATGTGTTCCGTCCTTACATACAGGTTGATACTGCTGCTGTTACCCTCGATACCGATTACTTCCGCATCCAGCAGGGGGCCTACGGTATCGTTCCGCCGGCGGGCGGTGTTCTCCCCCGGGGCAAGGTCCAGTACCATGCGCCCGAAGGGGGACTCATACAGCCGCACCCGCTGGGAGTTCATCAGGGTTATCCGTGATATTACATCGCGTACCAACAGCATGGGCTTGTCCTCCTGTTCTGTCTGATACCCCGGGAGCTTGGGCCATCGGCAAATGCCCTCCTTCCCGGACGCACTGGGCCTGAATCCTATTTATGCTCGCCCAGCCGAGCCCGCTAACGTGCTTGTGGTTATTCTTTATCAGGTCATATGGATCACCTCCGAGTCGAAAGGAGAAGGTAAGGGGCGGCGTTATGTGCAGTTTGCGGTATTGATCTAAAAACAGGAGGTAAGGAAGAATTTGCCTGCGCCCATCAGCCCGGCGGCGCAGGCTGTTTTGTGCCGCCCCTCGCCTTATCCTTTCGGCTGTGTTACGCCAACGGAGCCGGGGCGCTTGCGAGCTCCCCCGCATTGCGCCGCTGCATGGCTTTGCGGGCCTCGTCCTGTGCAGCAATTCGGCCTACACGGCGCAGAGCCTCGGCAGCCTTCTCCGGAGTGAGCAGATCGTCATCGTGGTCAACTATGGTGGTGTTGCCTATTTTGTATGTCCTCACGATTGCCATGTTCTTCACCTCCGTTAAATGCTTATGCCGCCGGTGCTTGTACCTGTCTATTGCGTTCCGTTTTCTTTAAACATGTATTCCGTGGTTTTAATAGCCATTTCCAGTTCCAGTAGCATTGCTTCTTTGTTTTGTTTCGGATAGCCGGGGTCATTTTCGCCGTACCAGGGATTGAGAATATAACTGCCATTTTCTATGCCCATTTTCAGTTGCCTGAGGAAATTAAGCATTTCTTCTTTGGTAAAAAGTCGCATCTTATGGTCTCACCTCTGTATCCGGTAAAATCTCGGTGTGGAAAAACAGCTTGTAATGGTATGGGTCTGTATGAGTTCCAGTTATGTCCTCCACCACGTACATGGTGTAATCGTTGAGGTAAACATAGTTCTTCTTGTAGGTGTTTGGGCCGACCTTGCAAGTAACAACCAGCTCATCGTTAACATTGTTGCTTATACTCATGTAACCTTCGGCCTCAAGTATTATCGTGTCGGTTCTGGCGTTGTACACGGTTATACGACGCTCTGATTCGAAATAATTCGCCTGTTTGCTTATGTTGCTATTTACTTTGTCTGCCTCAGTGCAGCCACATGCGGCTACGAGTATCAAGGTCAGCATCAGTATCGCTATGGTCTTTTTCATTTAGTTTCCTCCTATGCTGTTTGTTCGTCTGTTCATTTATTGTAAATTCGCAATGGTTGTGTTATGTTGTCATTAGTCAGTAAGGCTAAAAGGAGTGCTTTATGAATATATTATTACGGCTATTCCCGTACATCGTTTCTATTACGGCCATCGTCATACCCTTTCTCAGCAAATATGTTGAGCAAAAAACCGCTGTCAGACTGAAGGAACTAGAGGTTCTAAAGCCAAACGCCCTTGCGTGCATACACAAGCTTACTGAGACTTATGCAAGTGTGCAGTGCGGATTCCCTACTGCAAGCTTCTGCGCTGCGGCCTATGAAGTCATGGCACTTTACAGTGATGAGGAGATTACTCGCCCTCTTAGTGCCTTAATATCAGCTCTGGATCATGGGTATAGCAAGAGCCAATGCGATCATTATTTCCTATCTGTTTTGTCCGCCATCTCTAAAACAAATTCCGCGCCACAAAAGAAGTAGCAATGCTCAATACGGCGGTTATCTGTGCGATTTTCCTATGCCTCGACCGTTCTGTTGAACATTTTTTGAGCATTGCTTCAATCAAGTGTGCTATTGCCATACCGTCCAGCAGAAATGTCAGCATTGTCATCAGATCCTTCATCTTCCCCTCCCTATGCGGTTTGTTCGTCTGTGTATGCGTCTTCTTGCTATGATGGTTTATCGGATGTTTTTTGACCTCTTTGTTGCATTTATGCAACACTTGAAGCAAAAAAAATTCTCACCATTTCAGGGTTCTCAATCGTTTCCCCGCTGAAATGGAAGAATTTCTGTATTTCGTTTATTGTAAATTCCAAGTTGCCCTTGCGCTTTCTGTAGAGCGTCGAGGCCTCCATGCCCATAGCCTTTGCAACAGCGCACAATTTGAATCCGCGATGTCTGCAATAATCGCAAAACGCCGTATCGTTAAACATCTGTTTTCGCCTCCGTTTTTTCTTGTTGCCTTTATGCAACATCATAGTACCATTTATATCGCTCATTGTCAACACCTTTTTGCAACATTTATGTTGCTATTTTGCATCGGTTGTGTTATTATATTCTTAGAGGAGAATGGTATATGGAAATCAATGAATTAATTAAGAAACTGCGAACCGATGCCGGCAAGTCTTTAGAAGATGTTGCCAACGAAGTCGGCGTATCTCGTGCCACTGTTATGAGGTGGGAAAGTGGCTATATAAAAAATATGCGGCGTGATAAATTGGTGTCTCTTGCGCGAGCGTTGAATACAACTCCTGTTGTGCTTATGGGATTAGTCCCGTATGATCCAGACGCAAAGCCTACTCGCGACAGCGTTATCTCAAAATTAGAAAGCATTCTCGTTGAGGCCGGTTATTTAAAACCGGGAGAGCAGCTCACTCCGGAGTTATTGAACAGCATTAGTGTCGCGCTCGAAACAGCGATCGAGATTTACCGCAAAAATCATGAGTAGTTCGTCCGCTTCCCTGTTTGTAGCGCAAATTTCCAATATTCTGTCTATTATGTCCATTGTTTTCCTCCGAACACTTGTTCTTTTTCTCAATAATAACATATACAGAATAAAAAGAAAGGGGGAATTTGTTCAAAAGTACCGTAATAAGGATTGTGCTCGATGATGTTGCACAAAATGTGCACAGGGTGTGTACAAGACAGGAACAGTAAAAACTAAATTATCAGCAATTCTGGTGAAACCACCAATATATAAAAGGGGCAGCTTATGAACAACTCCAACAAACGGAGCCCACTTGTACTTATTGCCTTTATATTTATCCTTTCTATGTTTGCCTTGGGCATACTTAATACGACGGGGGATCTCTCATATGTTTCCTTTCTGGGTGTAGTCTCTACTCCTTCTCCCACTCCTTCCCCCTCCCCTTCGCCCACGCCCAGGCCGACGCCCACGCCTTTTGCATCTGGATACGTCAGAAGCAGTTCCGTCAACCTCCGCAGAGAGCCTGACACTGAGAGCAGCAAGTTGGGCAACTATAAGCGCGGCACTGTAATAAAGATATACGACAAGGTGGGCGAATGGTATAAGGTATCGGTAGACGGCATTAACGGGTATATGTATGCCGACTACATCTCTACCGGCACACCTCCGGTCATCCGCACTACGCCAAAGCCTACCAAGCGGCCTTCCTCCACCAAGACATCAGCTCCGGTCTATCGTTCCAGCAGTTCATCGTCGAGGAAGGATCCTGTAGCTGAGGAACCAATAGGCTATACCGTCTACATAACCCGCACAGGAGAAAAGTACCACCGTTCCGGCTGCCGATATTTGAGTAGAAGTAAGATCGCCATCGACCGGGACGAAGCCATCAGCCGGGGCTATACCGCCTGTAAGGTATGCAGGCCGTAGGGGGCATTATGCCAGCGTCGGTAAAATGGTATAAGAACATGCTAAGAAGATCGGAGGTAAGCCGTGCGAAAACCAAAGCTTTCAGCAGAAGAGCAAATAGCCCATCTAAAGGTAAAGAAGGGCGTGCTCTTTAGCATAGATACTGAAGAACAAGCATTATCGTATCTCAACAATAACAATAACTTTTTTAAGCTGACCGCATATAGAAAAAACTACGAGCAAAACATCGATGGTAAATATGTCAACTTGGAATTTGCATATTTAAGAGACCTAGCAATTATTGATATGCGCATCAGGAAATGCCTTCTAAATATGTGTCTTGATATAGAGCATGCAACCCGCGTACGCATCGTAAAGGCTATTCAAGATAACCCTGCAGAAGACGGTTATTCTGTTGTTGCAGATTATTATGCTCAAAACTGTGATCACGTTAAAGCATCTTATAATTCCGCATCAGAAAGCCCATATTGCAAAGCATTGATAGACAAGTACCGTGACGATATGCCAGTATGGACTTTTGTAGAAATACAGCAGTTCGGAGCTTTATGCTCTTTTCTTAAATTCCTTGGCAAGCGCTTTAACGATAAGAATATAATAAACGATTACTACATGCTGCAGGAGATCCGCAAGCTGCGTAATGCTTGCGCTCATAATAACTGTATTATAAATGATTTGACATCATCAGATAACAAGCACCAACCAAATTATTCAATAATGCGTGCGCTCTCGAATATCGGTATTTCAGATGGCGTTCGTCAAAGAAAAATGCGCAAGGAGCGTATTCGCCAGATAACAACCTTGTTGTACTATTACAAGTGTAATGTGAAAAGCCCTGGGCTGCAAAAGTATCACTGTAAGGAATTGCATGAGGCCTTTATTCGAAGGCCAAATGAACATAAGGAGTATTATCAATCAGCTTATTGCATAAAAGATTTTTTCCGTTACGCGGAAATTGTTATTGACAAATGGTTCCCCGTTGAATACAATAATTCTACTGAGAAAAAGGCGTGAGTCTTTTGCGGGGCAGCATCACTGGTGTTGCCCTATTTTTCTATACATTGCCGCATAACATCGTTATCAAACAATCAACGTATGGCGTATAATCGTATGAGGTATTTCTATGTACTGCATTTATTTAAGAAAATCCCGTGCCGATATGGAGGCTGAGGCCAGAGGCGAAGGTGAGACTCTGGCCAGGCATAAGCGTATCCTTACCGAGCTGGCACAGCGGCGGGGGCTGGAGATAGGCGAGATATACCAGGAGGTAGTATCCGGCGAATCACTCGCCGCACGAGCTGAAGCCCAGCGTATGCTGTCTGACGTGCAGTCCGGCATGTGGGAGGGTATACTTGTGATAGAGATAGAGCGACTGGCCCGCGGCGATACCATCGACCAGGGCATAGTAATGAACACCATCAAGTATTCTGGCACCAAGATAATCACCCCCACCAAAACCTACGACCCCAATAACGAATTTGACGAAGAGTATGTGGAATTCTCCCTGTTCATGAGCCGCAGGGAATATAAAACCATAGCCCGCCGTATGAACGCCGGGCGCATAGCCTCCGTAAAGGAAGGCAATTATATAGGCTCTCGCCCTCCCTATGGCTACGATAAGGTAAAGGACGACAAATCCTTTACCCTTGCCCCAAACCCCGCCGAAGCCGATATCGTGCGCAGCATATTCAGTTGGTACGTACACGGCTGCATAAATGAGAACGGCGAACTGGAACGGCTGGGCATATCCAAAATAGCGCGCAAGCTGAACGATATGCACGTCCCTACCCGCAAGGGCGGCGCCTGGGTAACGGCAACCATACGGGATATGATAAAAAATCCGGTATACATTGGTAAGATACGTTGGAACTGGCGCAAGGGAGTAACGCAATTTAAAGACGGTAAAAAGACCGTTGCCCGCCCGCACAGCCCGGAGGATTCCTGGCTGCTTGTAGATGGCCGGCACGTACCGCTCGTAGATGAAGATACATGGAATGCCGCTCAATCCATTATAGCTAACAATCGCCCCGCCACCGTTCCCGGCAACCGCGAAATGCAGAATCCCCTTGCCGGCCTTATGGTATGTGGCAAGTGCGGCCGCAAGATGGTCAGGCGTCCATATAACAACCGTGAACAACCTCCCTCCCTCATCTGCTCCTGCAATTCATGCGATAACGTCAGCGCTGCGCTGCACCTGGTAGAGGAGCGCATAATCGAGGCGCTGGCCTACTGGCTCAAGAACAACGCCATCAAATACGAAAACGCCCAGCCTGCGACCACCGATGAAGAACAGGCCGCCATAGGCAACTTAAATGCGGAAATCGCCGAGTTGGAGAAGCAGCGCAAGAACCTCTTCGGTTTTCTCGAGCGCGGCATATACTCTGAGGCGGAATTCCGGGAGCGCCGGGCAGACATCGATGCTCAGATAACTGCTCTGCGTGAAGATGTAAAGACGCTGGGAGATAAGATAATATTAAAAGAGACCTACAACGAAGCTATTCGCAATGAGGTTCCGAAGATACGCACCGTAGTGGAGATCTACTCCAGCCTAAGCTCTGCCAGGGCTAAGAACGATATGCTCAAGGAAGTGCTTTCAAAGGTAGTATATACAAGAGACAAGGGTGGACGCTGGTCCGGCCTGTGCGATAACTTCGTTCTCGACCTTTACCATAAGATACCCACACCTTCCCCTGAACTGCTGCAGAGATGGGATAATCATATCCAAGTTGGTGGTACAGACGAAATCGCCCACTGGGAAATGATAGGAACCATGATCCATCAGTGCCTGCGCGATG